TCATACGGGCTTCAAAACGTTTTTGCCCACATTTTGCCCACATTCTCCCATGCCCGTCTCCACCTGCACGGCGGCATCGAGCATACGGGCAACATCCATCAAATCGCTGTCGAACAGATCCGCGTACACGTCCAACGTCATGCTCGCGTTCTTGTGGCCCAGCATCCTCTGTAGGGCCTTGACGTTCGCGCCCGCGTGCACGGCCAGCGAGGCGGCGGTGTGCCGCAGGTCATGAGGCGTGGGCCATTCCTCCTTCGGCCAGCCCAGGCGCACCAGCGCGTGATACCACCAGCCGGTCGTCTTCGCCGTGCTCTGCTTCATGATCGGGCCGCCCCGCAGGTCACGGAACACCCTTTCGTCCGGTTCGCGTTCCCCGCATATCGGTTTCAGCGCTTCCATGACGATGAGAGGCATGGGCACGTCGCGTTCCTCGCTGTTCTTCGGTGACCCCTCGACCCATCGTGCCCCGACATATACGAGGTTGCCGCCCACGTGCAGCACTCCCCGACCGAAGTCCAGGTCACGGGCCTTCAACGCCGCCGCCTCGCCCCAGCGCAACCCGCAGAAGCCCAATGTCAGCACGAGCGCCCGCCGTTCCTCCCCCAGATGCTTGCCTTTGGAGCATTCGTCGGCGAATGCGAGCAGACGGGGTATGGTCAGGTACACGCGACGGCTCTTGCGCCTCGGCAGTTTGGGCAGTTCGACGTTCTCGCAGGGGTTGTCGAGTATGAGCCTGTCCCGCACGGCCATGCGGCAGATGCCGAGCATGGTCTGGTATGGACGACTCACGGAGGGAGCCCCCGAGTTCTCGATGACGTCGCTGATCCATGCCTGGACTTCGGCGTGGGTGATGGTGCCGATCCGACGGTCGGCCCATCGAGCCTCGCAGTAGAGTCGCCATGCTTCCGTGGCGTTGACCCGTGTGGTTTCCTTCCAAAACGGCCATTTTTCCTTCAGCCACTGCTCGTAGAGGTCTCCGACGAGTCGTTTGCCGCCTTCCGGATCCACGTAGCTGTTGGTTGCTTTGGCGATGGTGACGTGTTCCGCCGCCCAGTTCTCCGCGTCGATCTTGCGCTTGAATCCGCGCTTGTCGGTCTGCGTGCCGTCCGGCTTGCGGTACCTCACGCGGTATCTGGTTTCGCCTTTACTGGTCTTGTATCTGGTGACGTTCGCCATTTTATTACCTGCTTAATAATGGAAGATTCACGTTTTAACCGGTTTTAATGTGATTTAATGGGACTGTTGCTGAATTGAACCAACCGAAAGGCAATCGCGCATGCCGATCGTATACCCATCGATGAAGGCCTCGGACCTGTTCCGTATCCTTCGTGGTCTGGGATACGGGATTGACCGCGCGAATGGTTCGCATAAAAGAATGAAGGCGGAGGGTCGTCCACCGTTGACCTTTGCCTTCCATGACGGGCAGACTGTTCCGCCCGGACTGGTAAAGAAGACACTGGTGAAGGACGTCGGGTTATCCGAAGAGGAGATCCGCGGTATCCTCGGGCAGAAATGAAGAGGCGCAACATGGATACACGACAGGTGAACATCACCTATCACAGGGAAGACGGCGTATGGTGGGCCGAATCCGATGACATGCCGGGGTTCTCCGCCGCCGGCGACACGTTCGCCGAAACACGCAAAAACGTGTGGGAAGGCGTGGACTTCTATTTCAACGACCATCAGCCGACCAGCATCACCGAATACACTGACGATGGGGCCGAGATTCTTTCCGAGAATATCGTGCTGTTTAATCCTGATCCCAAAATGAGCATTAATATGCCCATCCAGAAGCCTTTGTCCACCTATGTTGCGTCCGTCGAGACGAAGACCCCGAAAATGATGGTGGCATAGACCATGAGCAACGTATCCGAACAGGCTGTAATTAATCTGACCATCGCCGATTATGCGAATGTGGATAATGGTGGCAAGGCAAACCTTGTCGGCGTGGGTGGCGGAATCATACCTCTGACTCCGACCGGCCTCACCACCCGGTTTTCCGTATTCGCCGAAATCCGTATACCCGGTAGCCTGTGCCCATGCGAGATGACCGTGGAATATTCGCTGCGTAATGCTTCCGGTTCCGTCGTTGAACTGGCAGGGCCTGTTCCTCAGCCGGTTCGCGTCGCCAATATCGTCACCGTCGAAAGTGTCGCCGGGCTGAATCTCGAACAGAAGAACCACATCGGCGGACGTTCTATGAATGCGCTCGACTTCGCCAACGGCATGCCGCTTTCCCCTGGCGACTACCAATTCAGAGTCACTATCGACGGCGATGACGCTCATGCCGCGTATGTCAATTTCTGTGTGCCGGAACAGGCACCGAATCCCGTACTTGGTTAAAACAGCTGACATTTCGAGTATGCTTCGCCCCGCCTATCGATTAGGATAGGTGGGCGAAGCGTCCTCCTTTCTGATAAGCAAGCTGGTCGATGTTTCACACGCCCTGCCGATGTTCCAGATCGACAGGGCAATTCTTTTTCTATCGATTGACCACGTAATTCGGGTCGGTGACTATATAGGAGTAGTTGTCCTCCCCGCCGGTGCCGGAATACACGTCTCCGACGTCGCGGAATGCTATGGCAACCATCTTCGCGTCCAATGGAACCTGGAACGGATAGGTGACCGTGCTGGTCAATCCCGGCTGGAGCTGGGCGTTGCACTCGGGGTTGCCTTCGACCTGATACAGATTCTTGATGGGCGTGTATTTCTGGTTCTTCGAGTTCAACGCGACTATCTCATAGGGGTAGCTGCAGGTGATGTCCATCGGACTGCTGGTGTTGTTCGTGACCTCCACCTTGGCCACCCAGTACTTGGTGTTCGCGTCCGGTGTCTTTGGCCCGTATTGGCCGTTGCTGCATCCGTCGCCGCATGTGTCGAAGCTGATGGTGGGCTGTTCGCCGGCTTCGAGGACCTTCATTTCGACGCCGCCGCTGACGGCGGTCTCCCCCGTGCCCGAAGCGTCGGTGTTGGATCCCGTGTCGTTGGGATCTTCCTGGGGGTTGAGTTTTTCGTTCGCGTCGGCTAGCTGCGCTTTGACGGAGTCCAATGATGTATTGAGGTCTTGGATGTCCGACTTCTGCTGGTTGATGATGGGCGTGGCGTACAGGTACATGCCTCCGAGTCCGCCGGCTAGTCCCACGACCAGTCCTATGGCTGCGGCGATGGCGATGACGGCCGCCGTTGGGAGCTTCTTCTTCGGTGCCGGCGTTGGCGCGGATGGTGCTGCTGCGGGCTGGCTATCCTGCGTTGCCGGCGGCTGCTGTGCCTGCATGGGGGTTGGCTCGGTCACGGTTCTCTTCTTTCTTCTAGGCGGCCACACTGTCGTGCAGCCAGTTTTTGTATGCCTGGATTATCCAAGGCATTACGTTCATCTCTTTTGCCATGAGGGTTTCGTCTCCGTCGTATATGTTTTCGGCGGTCTGGTATTCCACTTGGCTTATGAGCATTCGGGCGGCTTCTATATCCGCTCGTTGTTCCGTGTAGCGGTCGGCGTGGCCTCCCCTGTCGCGGTGTTTGGCGTGGCTGATTTCGTGGGCCAGTACGCACCGGTATTGGGTTGGGGTGAGGTCGTCCGCTATGTAGATGGTCTCGGTGTTCGCGTCGTAGAGTCCTTGGTACCCGGTTTGCATCGGGGTGATGATGACTCTTTTCGCGTACCACCTGGCTTCCTGCTCTAGGTCTGTCGTCACGGCAGCTCCTCGTATGCTTCCTGTTCGGCCTTGGTGTCGCCCGGCTTGGCCACCAGTGTTTGCATACGAGCAAACGCTTTCTTTGCAAGCTGAGCGTCAGATTCAATCTGAGCTTTTGCAGACGCCTCTTCAAGGATGAGGAGTGGATCGCAGCCAAGTACCCTCGCGATGGCGTCAATCTCTTCGGTGTTGAAACAGCGATCACCACGAATCTTGTTGTAGTAGCTGTTACGTCCGATACCGGTAGCTGCACAAAGGTCGTCTATCGTCATGTTGCGGTCACGACGTCGATTTTCGATAACCTCTATGACTCTTTGCGTGAAGAGTGATTCATATTTGCTCATGTGAAAGATTGTACCGTTTTCCGGTACGTTTGCAAAATTCGTACCGTTTTGGGTTGACAGTACGTACCGGATACGGTACTTTATAAAACATGCAAACAAACACACAGCTCTCCGCAACATCAATAGAACTGATTAGGGCAGTAAAGGCCGAGGCGGCGCGCTCGGGCGTGTCCACCCCAGAACTAGCCCGCCGAACTGGGCGCGACCGCAAATTCTTCTACGACCGCTTCCTATTCCTCAAAGCCTTTTCCACTGATGACCTCGACGCCATTGCCACAGCCCTCGGCATCACCGCCGCCGACATCATCAACTCGGCACGATTCGCGGCCGAAATGCACAACGCGAAGGCGGTGGAGTGATGGTTAGGACCTACCGGCTTGGCGGCGCGGAACGTGAGAGGGCCCGTGCGCTGATTCGTATTCTCGGCATCGACATGGATCGTGTCAGATGGTTGGACGGCCACCCGATGACGGTTCGCGTGTTTGATGACGGCAAATGCTGGGTCGAATACACGGGACTCGTCGTCTGCGACAAGGAAGACATCGATTTCTGTCTCCGTGGGCTCGAGCCCGTGGATGTCGGGCCGGGGTCTATAGGGACAGGATCCGGGAATGCCGGAACAGGATTCTTCGCGAGGATACGCGGATGTCTCTCGATTTCGAGGTCTCGACCATCGCGACGATGACGGTGCCGGACTCATGGCGCTTGAGCTTGGAGGCTCCACGGTATTCGACGATAGCGCCGCCAGTCGGCGTCACCCGAATGTCTCGTTCGGTGAGCCACCCGTTGTTGCGCAGTATCCACCCGTCCCCATCCGTCTTCTCTACTCCCCAATCGGTCGAGAGGTACAGGCGTCGTTCCGCGTCGAAGGACAGTAGCAACGCCGTCAATCCCATCCAGTTGTCCGCCAGCCATTTCCACATGGCTCAGATTCTAGCCACAAAAAAATGCCGCCGATTGGAGCGGCGGCGAATGTCAGATTGAAAGAAGGTCCAAAATGACTGAATCCAATGTACAGCCCTTCGAGTTTCGGGGCAACCCGGTCGCCACGGTGACCACCGGGAACGGGACGGTGCTGTTCTGCGCGAAGCACGTCGCCACCGCACTCGGATACAGCAACACCCGTGACGCAATCGCAAAGCACTGCAAGGGTGTCGCGAATCGCTACCCCCTTGAGACGGCCGGTGGAATCCAGCAGATGGTATTCATCACCGAAGGCGACGTGTACCGCCTCATCGCCAGCAGCAAGCTCCCCAGCGCGGTCGAGTTCGAGCATTGGCTGTTCGACGAGGTCGTACCCCAAATCCGTCGCACCGGCGGTTACATTCCCCAGGGCGAGACCCCGGAGGAGACGATGGCGCGCGCGGTGCTCATCGCGCAGAGAACCATCGAAGACCAGAAGAAGCAGCTTGAGGCCCAGAGGCCGAAGGTGCTGTTCGCTGACGCTGTCGCAACGTCGAAGCGGAGCATTCTGATTGGGGAATTGGCGAAGATCCTCAAACAGAACGGCGTGAAGACCGGCCAGAACCGGTTGTTCAAGCAATTGCGTGAGGACGGTTTCCTGATGAAGCGCAACGGGAATCCGAACATGCCGACGCAGAAGAGCATGGAACTGGGTTTGTTCGAGGTCAAGGAAACATCGATCGCCCATTCGGATGGTCATGTGTCGTTGAACTTCACGACGAAGGTCACGCCCAAGGGCCAGCAGTACCTCATCCAGAAGTATCTGGGCTGCACTCCCCTTGACTTGGAAGCGGGTGCGTGATGGCCGGTAGTCAAATCGAATCGTCTCTTGACGGCTGGCCGATCGCCAAGGTGGCGAGCTTCCTTGGTGTCTCGAAGGGCAGTCTCTACGTGTGGTCGTGCCACGACAAGTGGGGAGGCCGGTATCCGCCCGCGCCGAAACGCGTAGGCCGCAGGCTCGTTTGGAATCCACAGGAGGTCATCGACTACCGGGACCGGCGGTGCGCGATAAGCCGCAGGGAGCTGGTCTACGGCGAATAAGGGTTTCCCGGATTCGAAACCGGGAGAAAAGGAAGAGGTGCCGGCGTCGCACTGTCCAAGGTTCACGCCGGCACCAACATCACCAATCACATTGAAAGGAAAACAAGTGATGTCAGGACACAAGATTACCGGAATCCACGCCATCGGCGTCGAGATCCCGAAGGGAATGTCATTCAAGGAGCTCATGGAGCAGCTGCTTGAGGGAGGAGAGGCTGAGTTGGAGAAGGAGTTGGACGAGGAGACGCGCCAGCCGGAAACCGGCAAGTGCGATTGTCCGGTGTGCGATCCAGACAAGGACACCGTGGAGGAAAGATTGTTCCATCCGGTCGATCAGTGGCAGCACGCCGTCGATGTGGCCAGTGACGTGCATGACGCGGCCGGCTCTCTCGAACACGCGCTGTTCGAGCTGGGTGAGAACCAGTTGGCGTTCGAGGCGTCGATGATCCTCAGCCAGTCGCTGACCCTGCTGCGTGCCATCCAACGCAAGCGCAAGGAGGTTGCGGAATGAGCATCGAGGCATTGCGCAAAAAGCGTCGCATGCGCCGACCCCGGCCGAGGTTAACGGACGGGCAGAAATCGGCCGTGCTGCTGGCTCTCACGTTCGCTGAGGGGTGGCTGGTCGGTTTCGCCGGCACGCACAGTCGCATCCCCAGCCCGGTCGGCACGCCGCAGTGGATGATAACCGGCTCGCTCGCATTGGCGGTCGTATTGCCGCTCATGTTCGTGGGAATCCTGTTGAAGTGGGGCGCTGATGGAACAGCCAAGTGAGTTCACGCTCTGTCTGCCGGGCGACCCGGTGCCGAAGGGGCGTCCCCGCGTCTACAACGGGCACGCGATGACGCCGAAACGCACCGTCAGGGCGGAGGAACGCCTGTTCGCCGAATTCCGGTTGAAATACCCGCAGGCGAAACCATACCAGTGCCCGGTCAGGTTGGAGGCCGAATTCTGGATGAGCCATCGCGGCCGCCCGGATCTCGACAACCTGCTGAAGCTGGTTTTGGACTCGCTGAACGGCGTCGCCTACGTGGACGACGCGCAGGTCGTCGAATCCCATGCCACCAAACGCATGCCCGACCTATGGGTGTACGGAGCCAAAGGCAAATACCGGAAACGCAAGAGCGGCGACCCATACACGTGTTGCGGGCATGAGTACGAGCCACATCTCTATATCCGAATCAAGCCGCTCCCGGAATGGGAGCCGAACAAGCAAGGAGAACAATCATGAGCAAGCCTATCAACGAGCCGCGTATGGTGCAGCAGGCGCTGGTGTCGGACGAGGATCTGAGTTTCGAACTGGCGGCCCTGGTGCCGACGGCGAACGGCATAACGAACGCGGCCAGCACGTTTATCGACAAAGCCACCAAACTGTTGCTGTCCGACAAGATCATGCTCACCAACAAGCAGCATACGGCCGTCACGTCGGCCATCGCCATCGCCCAACTGACCGTCAAGGAAGGCGCGGCCATATCGAAGCTGCTGCGCAACCCGGACGCTTCGGCGGACATCATAGCCGGACTGCGACTCACCTCCAAGGACAAGCAGGATGCCCGATAAACGTCTTTGGATGCCGCGTTGCAGGACATGCGGGCCGCTCGGCAAGCCCACCGGACTGGACGAGGCGGTCACCTGCTGCAACCGGCACACGAACCAGACCAAGCATCAGACGGCGTGGTATCCCACCTACGCCCAAATCATCGTGAAAGGCACATCAAATGACTCCATCAACCATTGAAAACACAGAGGCCGTGAACCCGGACGGGGAATTGCGCCAAGGATTGTTCGCCGCGCAGGCGGCGCGCATCGTCGAACTGCAGGCCGAGATCGCGTCCCGTCAGGAGGAGGTCGACGAGCTGAAGGCCCGTATCCTCGACTCGCATCCGGCCGGCACCTACCAGGCCGGCAACCTGAAAGTGCAGGTGAAACCGGGCGCGCGCCGCATCAACGCCGGCACGTTCGAAAAAGCCTATCCGGCCACCAAGTATCCCGGAGCCTACCAGTTGCGGCCGCGCCCGCTCAGCCAGTTGGAGAAGCTGCTGTCGGCGGACGCGGTGGCCGATTACGCGATGAGCGGCAAGCCTATGGTGGTGGTCTCATGAGCGCGGAACTGTCCAGCCTGGGCATCGCCCAGATCGTGGAAAGCGCCATCGCCGACTACGACCTGCACGACGAGGACGGCAACGAGCTGACCGACGACCTGTACGTCATCCGCTCCGAACGGCTCGACGAGCTGGGCCTCACCGTCGCCAGACGCATCCACAAGGCGACGCGCGAACTGGAGACGCAAGGCAAGACCGGCTTCCCCGTGCATTCGATGGCCTTCGGCAGCATGCCGGTAACCATCGCGAAGGACGGCGACCGCACCTACACGCTGCGCTTCGACAATTCGGACGAGGCGGTGGCCATCACACGGCTCAGCCGGACCGCACTCACGGACATCAAGAAACAGATCAACGAGTTTTTGAAGGAGGTGAAGAACCATGAGCATGAATGACGCCATTCTCGCCGTCGCACAAGCCCAACAGCAGGGTGACGCGATACCCGTCGACGTGCCGCCCATGACGCAGTCGGCACCCGATATGGGCAAGCCGCCGGCAACGCCGAAAACCAAGACGGACACGATGGAGGAACCACGATTGTGGCCGGAGATCCGCCAGCTCATCGAAGCGGATATCCAGAACGCTCCGCGCGAACTGCAGCGTGAGATAGGCCCATCCGAACTGGGAACGGATTGCGTGCATTGCCTCGCGGCGAAACTGGCGGGCTGGCCGGAGCGTCGTTCGCCGGGTTGGCGGCCGTTCATCGGCACGTGCGTGCACGAGCACTTCGAGCAGATGTTCCGCGAGCTGAACAGGGATCCTGCGCACCAGTTCCTCTACACGAGTGAGGACAACGTGACCGAACTCGTGGAGCGCTGGCGCAGCGAATATCGCGTCACCGTAGGCCGATTGCAGGGCCTGCACGGCGGCTATGACGTCACCGGTTCGATCGACCTCTGGGATCGCAAAACCCATAGCACCATCGATTGGAAGAACGTCGGCAACACAACCGTCACCAAGGTCAAAGCCCACGGCCCATCGCAACAATACCGGATACAGGCGTCGCTCTACGGCATGGGCCTGCAGAACGAGGGCGAACGGGTGGAACGCAACTGCATTTACTTCCTGCCCAGCAACAAGACCAGTCTGGGTGATGCTTTGCCCTGGGAGACGAGGTTTGATCCGGAGCCCGGCAAGTGGGCGTTGAGCCGCGCCCAACTGCTCGTCAACCTCATGGACTGCGTGGAGCAGGCGGAAGGCCCCGACGTGCGCGACAGCTGGATCAAACAGTTGCCGGCGGCCGGACCCGACAAGTGCTTCTCTTGCAAGGGCCGGGTCTGGCCCGACATGAGCGCGCTCCCCGAGTTCGACGCTAAGCCATGGCCGGACGTTCCCGACAAATGGCTCCAGCTCATCCCCTTGATTGAACCTGAATACCAGTTCACCGAATAACGAAAGGAAAACAATCATGTTCGGTCAGCAACCACAGCAACAGTATGGCTACCCCCAGCAGGGGTACGGCTATCAGCCGCAGCAGCGTCAGCCCGCCCAGTTGAGCTCGCTCGGCGACCTGCTCGCCGGCAACAGCGCCAAAGCCTACTTCGGCGCGAACAGCCAGCCGGGGGACACGGTGACCGGCGTCATCGAGAAAATCGAGACCACACAGGTCAACGACTTCCAGACCAAGCAGCCCGCCTTTTGGAACGACGGGCGTCCGAAGGAGCAGATCCACGTCATCATCCAGACCCAACTGCGCGACCCGAGCGTAGACGACGATGACGGCCGCCGCTCGCTATGGATTAAAGGCTGGGGCATCCAACTCAAGGCGTTTCGCGATGCCTGCCGTCAGGCGGGCGTGAAGATTCCGAAGCCGGGCGACACCATCACGGAACGGTTCGTGGGTCTCGGCCAGCGGGGCGACGCGCCCCAACCGCCGAAGGTGTTCGAATTCCACATCGAACCCGCGTCCAGCGTCAACAGTCTCGTCAACGGAAGCCAACCCCAGCAGCCTGTCCAGCAGGGCTCCCAGCAGCCTCCCGTGCAGCAGTCCCAGCAAGGTTACGCGCAGCGGCAGTACGCGCCACAGCAGCCTCAGCAGACCCCGAATCAGGGATATCAGACAGCTCCGGTGGACCCGTGGAACCCTCCCGCGCAACAGCAGCCGCAGCAACCCGCTCAGCCGGTGCAGCTCGGCCAGCCGCAGCAGCCGCAGGCTGATCCGATGAAGGTCAACCAGTTGAAGGCGGCGGGCAAGTCCCCGCAGGAGATCGCCAGACTGTTGGGCGTGCCTGTCGAGGCGGTCACGGCCGTCACCGACCAGGCGCAGCCGCAGAACCACGGAGGTTCGGAACAGCAATTGGAAACCGGTGAATTCTGATGGACGAGCTTTTTGAAGTATATGCAGAACCAGCAGAAGCAGCTGGCCACGCAGATCAGCGAGGTCGACCTGTGTCCCGAAGGTCTGTCGCCCGTCAGTATCGAGCTGCTTTCACTGAAGCTCGTGCTCGCAGGCTGGCATAACACCAAGGACTCGGATAAAGGCTGAGTCCCGTATTGCCGTCGCCGTATCCAAGCGGCCGGCCCTGTTGCGACGACGGGCACGGCACCACACACATTTTCACACTACGTCAAAGGGAGTTTCGAAGATGACCGACATCTACGGATACACGGCAGCCGCACCCCTGTACCGTGCGGCTGGATGGATGCAGGTCATCCCCCTGCCCGAGGGACGCAAGACCCCGCCACCCGCTGGTTTCACTGGACGCAGCCGCAAACCCGTCACCGACGAACAAGTACAGGTCTGGTCGCAGGCGACCCCGGACGCGAACACGGGAATCGTCATCCCCGAAGGCGTATTGGTGTTGGACATCGACGCCGCACAAGGCCATCAGGTCAAGGCGGACGGGGCGAAAGGCATCAGCGAACTCTCTCAGGAACTGGGCATGCTTCCGGCCACGTGGAGCAGCACGGCGCACGGCATCGACAGTCCGGCACGCCACCTGTTCTACAAGGTGCCCGAAGGGCTCGCCTGGAAGGGCGGCGCCATCGAGGGGGTGGACATCCTGCAGCCCGGCCACCGGTATTCCGTGGTCTGGCCGTCGATCCACCCGAGCGGCGAAATGTACTGCTGGTACACGCCAAGCGGCGCATTCGCCAGCACACTCCCCCACATCTCGGATCTGGCGACCCTGCCATGGAAGTGGGTGGACTACCTGCGCAAACCCGACAGCATGGCGAACCTGACACATTCAAACCCGTCGACCACTCCAATCGCCTCTAATCCGAGGGGATACGACGACCGCATGTGCAAGGCGGTCAACACGTTCCTCAACAAGACGCTCGCCAACCCCGCTTCCAAAGGCTCAAGGCATGACACCACGCTGCAGGCCGTCTGGGCGTTGGTTAACTTCGCGCAGGAAGGCCATCGTGGAGCGCTCGACGCCATCAGCCAATTGAAGCCACGGTTCATCGCCGAGGTGGCCCCCGACCGTCAAGGCAAGGAGCGTGAGGCGGCACGCGAATGGGCCAGCATTCTCAGTGGCGCGATGGAGAAGGTCAACGGCGTGCAATCGCATGTGGATCCGTGCGAGCAGTCGAAAATCGAACGCATGACGCCCGGCGAGTTCGACGAACTCACCCAAAACGCGGCTGCGAGTCAAATGGAGGAAAGTCACCCGGAAGCAGTTCAAAACACTGGAACAATGCCGGTTCAAGCCGGTTCAACACCCGTCGCATCGGTTCAAAACGGTTCAATGGAAAGTCACGAGGCAAGTAAAAACGCCTCCTCCAGCTGGCAGTTCGAAGACCTCACCCAGCTCGCTTCCGGCATTGAACTGCCGCCCACGCCCACCGTGTTCCAACGAGAGGACGGCCAAGGCCTCTTCTATAGGGGCGCGGTCAACGACCTGCACGGCGAACCCGGCTGCGGCAAAAGCATGCTCGCCCAGATCGCCACCGCCCAGGAACTCAAACAGGGACATGACGTGATCTATATCGACTATGAGGATTCCGCCAGAAACGTCGTCAAGCGTCTCCTGCTGCTCGGCGTGACCGGCGAACAGATCGTGCAGCATTTACACTACGTGCGGCCCAGCGCCAAGCCGAGCAGCCCCACCAGCCTCGACGGCTGGAAGGAAACCCTCGACTACGCGGACACGGCCACGCTGGCCATCATCGACGGCGTCACCAGCTGCCTCGCCTACGCCGGCCTCGACAGCAACAGCGGCGACGACATCGCAGCCTGGTACAACACCATGCCACGACTCATCAGCGCCTGTGGGCCAGCAGTCGTACTCATCGACCACGTCGTCAAAAGCAAGGACAACCGGGGCCGCTACGCCGGCGGCAGCATGCAGAAACTCGCACTCATCGACGGCATCAGCTACTCGGTGGACATGACCAAACCGGTCGGCAAGGGCGTGCGTGGCACCATCGTCATCAAAAGCGGCAAGGACCGAATCTCGGAGATCGAGGAGCATTGCGCCGTCAACTGGAGCAACGGCTCACACCTGCGCGAAGCCGCACGCATCGAAATCAACAGCACGGACCCGAAACTCATGCGCGTCACCATCGCACGACCGAACATGATGCCCAGCGAAGAAACCACGCGACAGCGCGGCCTCGAACGACCCACCGGGCTCATGGAGAAGATCAGCCGGATCGTCGAGAACGCGCCCGAGGAGCCGAACCAGACCGAGATCATCGAACTGCTGAAGGACGACGGGTCAAGCGCCCGGAAGACCACCGTGCTCACCGCCATCAACCGGCTGCTCGAGGGCGAGTGGATCAGCAACCGCTCCGGACGCAACAACCGGAACATCTACGCCAGCGTCAGACCATACCGGCAGATGGACGACCCGAAATCGGACGCTTTCGTGGATCGGATGAGCAGAGAGGAGGCGAGCGAATTGGATAAGGAAAACCATCTCGAAATCTAGTTGTTCCCGTTGTTCCCAGTTGTTCCGAGTTGTTCCCGGAACAACTGGAGTAGCGATGTCCAGCTGTTCCCAGCACTCCCCACCCACACTACGTGTGTGGGTGGGTGCGGGAACAACTGCGACTCGGCCCTCCGGAACAGCAAAAAAAGCACGTCAACGACACTAGTTGTTCCCAATCAAGAAAACGTCAGAAAGGAGACCGGAAGATGGCACTCACATTCAGGGAGCAGATCGAAGCGACCGCATGGGAGCTTGGCAATGGAGAGGGAACCACGCCCGAGCTTCGAAAGCGCTTCGATGCGGATTCTGAGACCCCGAACTTCGATCCGACCAAGGCGTTGGAGATGCTGCACATACTCCAGCTCATCAACTACAAGCAAGCCGGCAAGGGACGCGGACGCGCCCGCTGCCACTATCTGAAGAAACCCGAATACGGACTACTCAACCTCAATGAGCCGAAACCAGCTCCCAAGGACGAGCGGGAGCGGGAAAACCGCATCCAATGGGCCAAGGACTTCCGCGTCATCGCCGACTGGCTCGACGCGAACTGTTACACGACTGAAAGCGAGGAAGCATGAAAGAATCCGTCACCATCCAATACCGCTGTGAGGATGCTGACACCAATCTGGTCGAAACCATCCCAATCGCCTCCATCGGCATCGACCAGTGGAGTCAAGGCCATCCCGTCCTGTTCAACCTTGACCGGAGAGGCCATCACGGCCGCCGTATGCTCAGCGTACTCATCACCGCCTGCGAAGCGGTGCTGCATGAAATCCAGGACATCAAATGGGAGGACTGACCCATGGCCGGACCGATTGACGTGATTCAACGGGCGCTCAGCGCACTGGCCTCAGCGGGATTGGGCAGCGAGTCGCCGGCAGAGGCGTATGTGCTCGGCTACCAGGCCGGCTGGCGGGAAGCGCTCGGCCTGTGCATACGAATCGAAACGGCAATCAACAACGAAACGGAGGAAACGAATGAGCATCATCAGCAGTGAAATCGAGGCGCAGAAGCAGCGTGACCCGTCGTACATCGACAGTGGCCTGCAGTGGGCGTGGGGACGAGGATACAAGGCCGGAGCGTCACGCGGAATCACCGAAGAGGAGATTGCCGCCGCCATGGCCGAAACCCGAAAGTTCATCACGCTCCCCGGCGCGTGGATGGAGAACATCATCAGAATCGCGTTCGACGCGGCAAGAAGAAAGGCAATGGAGGAGTGAGCAGGCCACGCGCCCGTGAACGCAAACCAGCATGGCTTCGCGCGTTCATCCCGAAAACGAGTCCCCTCGTTGTCACCGTCTGCGAGGGGTGCGGCCTGTACGTCATCGAGGATCGGGAAACCGTGTGGGAGTCGTGGGATTACGGGTGTGTGGCGGGTGACGACCTGACCGTGGCGATAATCCTCGGCCGGCCGTTGACCCGCGTCACGTGGCTTCCCTCCGTCGGCCACCCGCTGCTCCGTAGCACCTGCGGAGATGCAGGCATCAGACCGGACGGCCAGTATCTGGCCATGCACATGTGTCATCTCGCCCGGATAAGCGTCAAACCGTTCAAACCGCCGAAACGGGAACGCCCGCCAGGCAAGCCATGGGGCGGGCCGAAACTGTCGAAGCAGGAGATAGCCGAATTCAAACGCATATGGAACATGCCATACAGCCGGCTCAAATACGAGAAAGCCCCAACCATGGTCGGCCAGGGCGATGAGAAGCAAACATTATTCTAGCCGACCAGCCGGAAGGGGCCAACGTGAACTGCCAGAACTGCAAAACGATAACCGAAGGGGGATATTCACTGTGCACGGCGTGCGAGCTGCGTTTCGCCGGCACGCTCCTGCGACTGGCGCGCGACGTCACGCCGTTGCATGACTCGTTGGACGCGACCCTGCATCCGGGCGGGCATTCGCCCACGCGAATCCAGACCGCCACTCCCCCGACTCCAATCAGGCTCGACGTGCTCGACCTGATCGACATGCTCGACGCCACGGCCCGTGAACTATGGCGTTGCCTCGACGGCATCGACGCCTTGGACTGGCGCAAAGACAAACGCAACGAGGATCTGAAGGCCACGCTCATCGCATGCGCAGGCCACCCCAGGCTCGCCACGTTCGCGGACGCGGGCTTCTACATGCACGTCGTTGACGGCATCGCACGCAAAGTCGATGCTGCGCTGGACCCGCCGGAGCAACGCCGCGAGATAGGAACCTGCGAACTATGCGAGACCATGCTCACCGCCGGGGCAGCAGACCAGTGGGTGACATGCCCGGTCTGCGGGAGGGAACAGCGAGCGCAGACGGTTAAACTGCGTAGGCTCAAGACGTTGTGTTGGGATGATTCCAGGCGCGGGTCTGCGGCTGAGATAGCCAAGGTGTTCACGGACGCGGGAATCACCGTCAAAAGGCATACGCTCACCGTGTGGAAATCCCGAGGCAAGCTTGATGTCACGCCCCAAGGCATTTCATACAGCAGCGTCTACCGGCTCGTCATCAGTGGCGGACTTGACAAAGAGCTGACTGTGACCGCATAATGTCAGTGGATTAGTGTCGAAGAACCCAGCTCATGTGGCTGGGTTTTCGCGTATCTATGCTTTGTTTTTGCGTGGTCTCCCCCCTCCGACACCACGTCCCGGACGTTGAGCGTTCCATTCATCGATGGTCTCAGGCAACCAGCCGCGCGTGCGCCCTATCGTGGCGTCGGGCTCAGGGAGCTTGAGGTTGAGCAAGCCGCCACTGGTGATGCCAAGTCGTTCTGCGACCTGCTTGACGCCGAGATATTCAGTCGCCATTGCTTGCCCTTCCTGCCAGATAACCCAGCACGCCCGAGCACATTCCGAACACACCTGCCGGTACGCTCTGGGATGCGATGGCCAGCGCGAGGCTGACGACTCCGAACATGAGTGCGATGATTCCTATCTTGCCGTTCATGATGTTCCATGGAATAGTTGGGAGTGGAGCCGTGGCTCTGGATAGTACGATTATCCGGAATCCACGGCTCTTGTTACCGCTTGCGCCGTCTGTTCAGCGGCTTTCGCGGCTTGCTCTTCGCAATCAATGCGACGGCCACGGCGGCGATGGGTGCGAGTGCCGCACCCAATCCGGAGAGGAACTCCCCGATGGCCTTGAGCAGCTCCGCGATCTGTTCCATGTTCACCTCCTTTCCTTGGCTGACATATCTATAGTAACACAATAACTATAGATATGCAAGCCGAGGACACCAAGACACGCCAACGGACACAATGACTGCGAGGCACACATGAGCTGGCGAGTCTGCTCGACACCCGGATGTCCGAACCTCATCGAGACACCGGCACGCAAATGCGACGCCTGCACCCGAGCCCAACGGGACCGCACCCGTACCCGTGGACGCAACCCATACAACACCAAGGGACATCAATCGTTTCGCAGGCAGGTGCTCGCACGAGACCCATACTGCACATGCCCCGGCGACCCCGAGCACGGAGGCTGCGGCAAACACAAGGGGCTCTGCGGAAAACCAAGCACAATCGCGGATCATTATCCATACGAGCGAATCGAACTCATAGACATGCGACTCAATCCGAACGACCCGAAGTTCGGACGAGGATTATGCAAACAATGCCACGACGCGAAAACCGGCAGAACAAGACCAGCAGGCTTCAATACCAAACAGTAAAAAACGACCGGCAACACCCAGGGGGGTGGGGTATCGACCACCCCTGCCTGGACCGCCGGTGAGCTGTCTGTCGGGTGCGCAGGGTTCAAACATCGCTGGCGGGCCGCCGCGAGGGCGGTCTCGTCGATCTGTCGCTAGGGCGCAAGGCCATGACGAGAGGTGAACATCATGCCAAGTGGAGGCAAACGAGTACGCTCCGGGCCGGCCAAGGACCCGAACAGCGAGAAGAGCCGCAGACTCGGATACACATTGCAGAGCCTGCCGAACACCGAGTGCCGGATGAAGCCGCCGGAATGGCCCTTGGAGCCCGCCGATGACGAGCGCGTCCGCAGGCTTGAGGCGGAGAAGTGGAAGTGGCTGTGGAAGCTGCCTCAGGCACGCGCCTGGCATCTGCCCCAGTTCAAGTGGATGATCCGGGAACTGGCGTTGTACGCGCGGCTTTCCACCGCATGCGAGATCGCGCCGGCACCCACGGCGTTGACCGTGCTGCTGCGCATCTCCGACCGCGTCGGCATGAGCGCCGCCGGATTGCAGGCATTAGGCTGGAAAATCGAAGCGGAGGCCGAGCGGAAGCCAGTCGATTCGGAGTTCACGCGCCGCAGGGCCAAGGAGCTGAACCAGGAATCAGCCGCCGAACGCTCTCCCATGGACGAGACGAAGCATGTGTACCAGCGTCGGATGAGCGGCAATGGCTGACGAGGATTCATGGCTCATCGACTTCCCCACGTTGGGGCATCTGGTGTGCGCATGGATCGAACGTCACTGCCGGCAGCCCGACGGCCCGTTGCGAGGCCGTCCAGTGGTGCTGTCCGACTGGCAGTACTGGCTGGCGGCGAACCGTTGGCGCATCCGCGAGGACGCCCCATATGTGCCGCCCGAGGAAGTCACCGTCGACAACCCGATGGTACTCAACCAGGCATTCGAATACCGCATGACGCTGACCGTCGGACCGCAGAAATGGGGCAAGGGGCCATGCACGGCGTTCTTCACCGCCGCCGAGGGCTGCGGGCCCACCATCTTCGATGGCTGGGCGCGAGAAGGCGACATGTACCGTTGCGCCGACAACGGTTGTCCGTGCGGCTGGGAGTGGCCGTACAATCCGGGCGAGCCGAAAGGCCGTCGACATCCGTCGCCGCTCATCCAGCTGACCGCCAACTCCGAGGAACAGGTACGCAACATCTACCGTCCTCTCGTGGCGACGATCCTGCTGGGCCCGCTCAAGGAGCTCATGCGCGTGAGGGACACCTTCATCCGCATACTGCAGCCGGGGCGCGAAGGCGAGGCCGACGCCTTGGACCTGGATCGCATCGACGTGGTCACCGCCTCGGCGAAATCCCGTCTGGGCAACCCGATCACGGACGCCGAACAGGACGAGGCCGGCCTGTACACGAAATCGAACGGCATGATAGCGGTCGCCACCACGCAGCGCCGAGGAGCCGCCGGCATGGGCGGCCGCACACATGCGTGGACGAACGCATGGGATCCGGGCGAGGACAGTTACGCGCAGCAGGTGTTCGAGAACGCCGAGGACGACGTGTTCGTGTTCTACCGGAACCCCGATCTCGCGAAATCATTGCGTCACCGCGACGGCCGGCCGTTGGACTTCAATCTGAAATCCGAACGCTTGAAGATGCTCGAATACGTGTATCGCGGCTCCCCGTGGGTCGACCTTAATTCCATCGAATCGGAAGCCAAGGCGCTGATGAAGACCGACCCTACCCAAGCGGAACGGTTCTTCGGGAACCGTCTGGTGCAGGGCGGCGGCGCATGGCTCGAAGACGGACTGTGGGAGAGCTGCTATGCCGGCGCATGAACTCTGGTTGCCAAACCCGCCAAAAGGCACGCGCGTATGCGCGGGCTTCGACGGTTCGGAGAACGACGACTGGACATGCATCAAGATGGAGACCCTCGACGGGCTGATATTCACTCCCCGATACGGGCACGACCGGCGTGCGACCATCTGGAACCCGAAACAATGGGGCGGGCGCATCCCCCGCGCCGAGGTA